ATATATTAATTGATTTGGGTTTGCTGTTCTAGTTTCAACTACTGGCCCACCATCTACTGTGTCTGGACTTTCAATATTAAATCCTCTAGAAGTCATTTTGCTTCCATTATAGAATGAATTTTCTACTCCAGTACCAATAAAATCTTGAAATTGTGCTGGGCCATTAATATCAATGCCTCTCACCGGATTTCCATTTACGTCAGGTGTTAATATGTCTGACCCAGATACAACAATATAACCTATTGGGGTGTTCCCGTATATGAATGAAGATGTATATGAAAAGAATATGTTTATATTTTTAACACGTGCTTTTGCTACAAGAGCATTTGTTTCATATACATTAGTAATAATCGCCGGCTGAATACCGAATTCTATGATGTCACCTTCATCTACAAATGCTTGTAAATCTCCGATAATAACACCATCTGCTCCGGTTTCTAAACCATACGATGCACTTAATCCGGGTGTTAAAGTTGGGTCATCCCCATAAGCAACCGATTGCCAAGACGCACTTCCTGTACGATATGCAGTCACTACATTTCCATCAATAGTAATAATATAATCGTTAGCTGACTGCGGAGCCGATGCTCCCAGGGCTTCCGGGTCTTGAATTTCACTACCGGTAATAAACCATTTTTCCCATTCTATCTGAATACCTGTATATTCATTGAAACTTGAACTATATGTAGCAGCTATTGATGCTGATATGCTACTTGATAAACTCAATTGTAACACTGATGCAGATGCATACAAAGCGACTTGTAATGCCGCGGCCTCGTCTCCTGCTACAGCATATTCTAAATCAGACAGTCTAGTGTCAAACACAGACCCACTACTGAAATACCATTCTGCATATGGATATAGTTCTGCAGAAGACGTAACAGATGTTGATGCTGTAGTTTGATAATTCAAACTAGCACTTGCTGCAAAATTGATATGCCCGTTTGGTGGCGAAACTGCAGAATCATTAAGTGTTACAAGAGCAAATGTGTCGCCATCGAACACCGACCCCGAGTCTGCTGCAAATTCGAATTTCCATTGTGCGAATACCCCAAAGCCGCCGCTATAACTTCCACTTCTTTCTAACGCCTCCAACAAACTACCGGTGGTCAAAGAGCCTGTTAACAGCATATCGATTGGCGTTGAGTTATACGGCGTTCCCCCAGAGCCTGTAAAAGCAGCTTGACCCGTCCAAACCGGTATAGACCCAGTTGAGAATGAAAATGCCGGACCGAGGCTTGCAGTTCCTATAAATAAAGATGCTGTAACAGAATCAATTTGAAAATCAGTTCCTTCTGGGAGTAATCTCAATGGTAACCAAAAAGGATCGGGATACTTATCAATTTCATCAACTTGTAGCGTTTCCCAACGTTTCAATCCTTCATATAAATCGCCCCAAAGTGTTGATCCACCACTAGCAGTAGGATGTCCTGACCCGGAGTTGATTAATTCATATATATCGACAGTTTCTGAACTCACACTATCAATTGATGCAGGTAACGCAATTTCAAAGAGATATCCTCCTCCTGGAGTCTGGACATTGCTGAATCCACTTACGTTACTTGAGCTTATTATAGTAGCATCGGCCCCGGCCGATAACAAATACGCGCCACTTCCAGACTCTGGAGCATTATAATCATGATACCACGTATCTATTATATCAATAGAACTACTTGAAAATGTAAATTCGGTAGAATTAGAACCTGTATGTGCAACGCCTTCAAATACTACATCAGACCCAGAATCAGCTACAGATGATGTCGTTGTTAAAACTGCAGTTTCATTATATAATGTTTTGCGGTATTCAACATAACTAAGACTTTCTCTTGTTTCTGACAACGTTGCGCCAGTTATCGGCAAGAATACTGCCTGCGACATCCATGTAGGTGTTGATCCTGTAATATACTGCGATCCGCTCAATACTGCATATTGATACGAATATGTTGTCCCAGCATATCGTTCATCTGATGATTTCGTTAGATATGCTTGCCATTGATCATCATCTTGTGCTGTTATTGTTACAACTGCGCCTTCAATGCCACCTAAATATACTGGATAACTACCTGTTACAACCGTAGTTTCTTGAACATTGATATCTGTATTATATCCTGCATTTTGTTTGTTTACGCGAGGTAAGAATGAATCTTTATTTCTTTCTAGAATATTAGGCTGAATCAATAATCCAGTTATTTTATCAGCACGAGCCGGCAACAATTGATCTAACTGCTTAAAGAAAGAAAGATCAAACAATGTAAATATTTTGATGTATGCATTAAGATCATTCTTAGTTTCATATTTCTTCCAATATGATTGTGCAGCTTCAATTAAATCTGGGTATGATCGTTCATATTGCTGGCCAGGATCGCCAATATATGAATCTAATTCAGTAAATCCAAGTTGTGCAATGATATCCTCATCAATCATTGTTTGTGGAGAAAAATATACTCCTAAACGATTTGAATCTAATGGAGCTTTATCAAATTGGCTTCTTTCTGCTCTTGTTTTAACATCTAATGTTCCGACAAGTTCATTATCTTCTAATCTAATCTTGTTGTCATCAAATGTACCTGCTGCTAATGATATTCCATCATAATAATATGTTTCTTCAATTGAGTCATACGGCTCTGCATTAGTCCAACTTGCAAATGAAGCTGATATTCCTGACAAATTAGGTTCAACACCTGACATTGTAACAGCTGTTGTGTGATTTGTTTTTTCTGTTAGTGGCAAACGAAATACTAATTCATCATATGCATCAACGTTGCCATCATATGCAGCAGGTGCTTTAGTATGATTATTAAATGGTGAATCTTGTAAACTAGATGACCAAAGTCTTAATTCTTGAAGTTGTCCTTCTAGACGTGAGCCGCCGCCATTACTACCGAGCATTACCGTGCCTGTTGATGCAAATGATGCTGTTGCAGATGCAGATACTGCTGCTACAATTTTTCCGTATTTTGATTTTTTTGCAACAACTTCTAATGATCCATTACTTCCACTTCTTAATAATACATTCAACCAGCCGCCATCAAACATTTCAATATCAGCTGATGCAGTTTCGTTAATTCGAATTGTCCCTAATGTGCCGCGCGTAAAATCTATTGTAACATCATTTGAATCTACTGAAAATAAATTCATTGTGCTCGGCAATGCTGGGTTTGTTAATACATTGTCTGTTCGGAAACGAAGTTCTACTGAATTAATTGGTTGATCGTAATCAACAGTTACTGTTCCTGCAGGATTTTGAATTAAGTCTAATGCATAATCAAAATTCAATTTTTCATAAACTGGAGGACGTTCAATTCTCGGCCCGCCATATTCGTTGATTGATATCATGCTCTGTGGTATTCCATAACATGATAACAATGCTTTTACGCTTCTTTTAGTTCCTTTTGATTTTAATAGTCCTGGCAAGTTGTTAACAATACGACGCCATATGTGGTACGTCATATCCTTGCCTGGTAATGATGCATCACCTACCGTATTAGAACCAGTAATCGGAATTCCTGCTTCGTTAGTACCTAAAACATACTCCCAAAGATCTTTGTATTGATTTCCATCTGTTAAAGACCATCCAAATTGTTTAGCTACAGAATAAAGTAATTCATTTGGAACGCCGTATTTAGGGTGTTCATCTCTAGAATATATTTTAGAAACATTGCGAATATATGTATAAATAATATCATAATGTTGTCCTAACATATGAATAAACGTTTCTAAACCTTCATTGTCAGGATTAGTTCGTAAATACAACGGAACGCCGTTAATCAAAGAATTATAATTTGCTCTATCATATATATCTGCGTTGTCTAACAATGTCGAATACCATTCTTGAGCAATGCTTGATGTGCTACTATATAATGTATGTGGACGAGATGTTGTTGTCTTAGGCCACGGATCAATATAACTACCCGTGATGTATGAAACATTAGGATCTGCTAATGGTAGATCATATGTGAATAGTGTTGATGATGATTCAAAATAAAGATACTTTTCAAATTCATCAAATCCACCAATTAATGAATTTTTAAGATTTGTAAATTCTTGGATATTAGTAATAGCAGTACTGCCTGATATAGAACCTAAGGTATTTAATTGCGAATCATATGATTCAATCAATCCGATTTTATATTTGAAATTCTTAACTCGTTCTGTAGCCGAACTGTAAAATACAAAGTTATTAAAATCTGAATAATCAATATTCAAATCAATACCCGAAAGACTTCCAGAAAATATCGAATCAACCAATTGCTGTGATGTTGAAACGCTTGATCCTAATATGTCATTCCAATTTTTTAAACCTGTGTCTGTGCTTGTGCTAGCACGATCGGATGCATCCCAATTCGGCCCTGATAATTTTCTTGTTGTTCCTGCTGCTAAACCTAACCCAAACGTTTCTAACGTAACACGATCAATATATGTAGGACGTTGTTCTTCAACTATCCAACATTTAAAATCTTTTTCAATATCATCTGCTAATGGCTCATACAATTTTACATAAACATATTCTCCAATTACTACACTGTTAGTAAACAACGCAGTTTGGTTTCTGCTAAAATTAACAAGCAGTGTACGATATGATTCTGTTGAAGTTAAACGCGTAACAGCATTTCCAACACTTTGTATGTAATTTGTAATTTGCTCTAAAAATTCTGAGTCATCTGGATCAATTGCTCGTAATCGTAATTCTGTACGATCTGGAGATATTTCATCTATTTTTAATTTTTGTGATTCATATGACCCAATAAGGTTGGTAAAGAAATTTACCGCAATTCTATATTCACCCCTTTGAATATTCAGATTATTGAATTCATTGAATAGATTAATCTGCCATGGTTTAGCTGGCAATCTATAATCAACGTTACTCTCCGGGTCAGTATATGTAATCTGATTTTTAGGCTGTAAATCAATTCGATGATTTCCTGTGATCCAAGTATCGCCAGAATATACATGAAACTCAATTCCATTATCACGAGGATCAGAAGCCAATATGTTATTTTTCCAAGCATATTTTAATGCCGGTGAAGACAACAATTCAATTTCTTTGTCTGAAAATCGTTGCCCTTGCGTAGCTCTCGTCGAGCTAAGAATTTTATCGATATTTTTATATTGTGATAACATACTTATTCCAATTACGGATCTACCGCTTCAATTTCCCAATAACACTGATCTGCAAAATATAATCCGCCGTTGAATTTTCCATTTACAGTGACAGTATTAGTTCCACATTCGCCTTCAATATACCACTTATCCCAAGCTCGCATATTTCGATTTTCTAACACATATTCTCCCGACAATGAGTCATATCCATTTGAAATTACTTTAACGTAATTTGATACCCCAGCTGCTGTATTACCTTCGAGTGCTGGTTGATAATCTGCAGATTTTCTCTGCAATCTAGCTCTAAATCCTACTTCCCGGCCTATAGATTTTTTATCGCTTTCTAATTCTCTACGTTTTTCCGCAAGGGCTTTTATTTTGTTTTGATATACATAATATCCTCTAGATCGAGGGTTGGATTTTGCCTGAAGCTCGCGGAAAACTCTTATAGAAGAATTAATTACATCAATTACTGCATTTATATCATTAATTTCATCAGCTGGATTGCCTTCTACATCAGGATTTGCAAAATGTACATCTACTTTATAACGCATTCGAAGATTTTTACCAGATTCAATTAGTTCAGGTGTAATTGTATAAGTACCAGGCTCAATCTGTTGCGGACCTCGTAGTACATTATTAAACTCCAATTTTTGGAATCCATGAGCTTTTCCAGCAACAGGATAACTAGGAGCAAATACAAACCATTGTGTTACAAAATCTGGTGTATATCTTGCGCTAAATACATCCAATTCATTTTCTGGCAATTCTATATCAATCTCGCCAATATCCGTTTGCCTTGAAATAATAGTTGGAGGAAATTTAAAGTATTTAAACTGCGTGTCAATAACTCTATTAACAGAACTATTCGTATATAATCTATCATTAGCTTCAACGATTACCGTTTCATTGTATTGTGCAGCGTCTTCATCAGTAACTTGCTGTACAGTACCATTAATAATCAAATTACCTGCTGCATCTCTTTTATTTATGAATGGTAAATTAGATGCATAGTCTAATCCTTTTTGATCATAAATGATTTGTTCTTGCCTGCTTGCTATTTGAAAGGATTGTTCGTATGTACTTGGCTGTAATATTTCAGCTCTAGTTTGACTGCGCATGTCTCGAATTGCATTCTCATCAACAAATGCAGATGCTTCTGATGAAATAGAATCACTGAAAAATTCTGGTGCAAAATATTCTGATTGTTGTTCTGCCATTATCTAACTACTTTAAAATAATATTCATTATCAATATACTGTTCTGTGAAACCATCAACAATTTTTAATGCTATGCGATAATAACGCTCTGGCATCAACCCATTCATATCTAAATAAATGAAGTTGCTGGTGTCATCACAACTCACTTTAGTATAAATATCGTCAAATGGAATTATTGTTTCATCTGTAGCAGCATCGACAACTGAATAATATGTAGTCTCTGGCAAGCGCTTAACTGTCTGTAATGGAAATAAATTTGTAGCTGATTTTTGTGGATATTTGTCTCGTCCATAAAAGCGTATACGAGCTATTTCCGTGTCTTTATACGATTTATTAATTTTTGGGTAAATGATATTCGATTCTAAATCAAGTGCGTCTAACGTGCTAGAATACGCTGACTGATCCCAATACATGGTTAGCCTTGGAACATATATAGTATGTGTTTCTCTAGAAAAGAATCTTACATACCCAGTAGTGTCGCCAGACGCTTCATCGGCATCAGAAAATTTAAGCAAGAATCCATTATTTGAAATTGTTGTTCCTGCACTACCATTGATCCATAATTTAACTGCATCTGTTACATCCATGTTAATATCAGTAGGACGATAACTAAATGACTCTTGTTCTTCTAAGCCCGGTTGTGTATAAAAACTTTGGTCATATTGCGTTAAGTCATATGATGCAGACCCACTTTGATATATCCAGCTACCACCCTGACTTCCGGTAATTTTTAAAGATGTTGTAACATCACCTGAGGTAGTCCATGATGAACCAGAAGCAGGATATTGCCACGAAACACCATCGGTAATAGAAGGCGATGAATTTTCAAAACCAACGCCATTCGTCCAAGAATCATATGCAATTTTTGCTTCAACTGTATATTCTGAAGAAAGTGTTTTTGCATGAGAAGTATATAGTTGTAAAACAAACTTACATGCATCTAAAGTTGTAGAATATTTTGTTAATGTAGATTGAATTTCAGACATATCAAACTTAAGAAGAGACCTACTTCGTACATAAGCATCTCCAGAAGTATTAATGCGTTTGCCTACTTCAAGAATTTCATCGATACCAGTATTAAGTGTCGGTACAGATTCATATAATGTAGCATCTTTTTCTGCGTAAAATATTCTGAACATGAGTTATCCTTACTAGTTTATTTATAATAAATATTCCTTAGTAAGATACTATTCGTCCTTTGATGTCTTGGTTTGGAAATTTAACTTCAAAAATTGAAGGATCTAATGATGGATATACAACGCCATTCTTTTCTGCCGTATTTAAATCGTATATATTTCCAGAATAATTTTGGGTTGTGTCATATAAATTAGTAAACTGTACATCTAACACTGACTGAACACCATCAACGTTGCCCAATGCATTCAATATTTCAGATTTAATTATTGGTTGATTGATCTGCCATCTTGAAATGTCAAAATAACGCTTTAGACGATCAACACAACGAAGTAGAACATCATTACTATTATAATTTGCTCTAGCACTAATTTCGAAATCAACACCAATATTGATAATAAATGCATTTTTTATGTTAACTGCATCCGTTAATATACGATAATTTCCAAGATATGTTTTTAAATTTTCTTTTACAGCATCATTTAAATTAACTAACTTTTTAGTTGCATCATATCCTAATACATAAAGATTCATTGCCAATGGATTTGAAACTCGTCTTTCTTCTAAATCGTCTTGAGCGATTTGATCGTCGGGAACAATGTATGCTTTTGCAATGCTACCAAAACGAGCTGGCATAGAATATGCTCTAATAATATAATCTTCTCTTGTTACCAATCTGTTTTGTGTTGCAAAATTAGCTAGTGCATTATTTTTGATATCTTCAATGTTATCCGTCGACTTTGCTCCTCGTGCTGGCTCTGGGTTATTTGCTGCAATTGAACTCTTAACAAAATTCAATACCCCACCTGATATGTCAGCATTTGGATCATCATCATAACTTACTGAAGAAATTGATGTTAATGTATTTGCTTCTACATTGTCAGCAAATCCAGCTCCTACTGTATATGTAACTGTAAGAGTTGTGTTAGCAGGAGCTTGTCCATATGCTCGTGTATATAAAAAGTTTGATGGATCTATATCAACATCAATATTTCGTCTAAACCCAGCTAATCCAGATCCTACGTTGTCTGGGTTAGGAATAATTTCTTCATCGTTATTATCAGAAACACCTGCACCAAATTGAAGTTCTGTTAAACGGTCTTGTCTAAGTCTAGTAACAAATCGTTTAGAAGATTTTCTCATTTTTAAAAGATATGGAGCACTCGCTCTATATACATTTAAGTCTGGATCGTTTTCTGCTAAATTTGGAACTTCTTCAAAAACAGTATCTTGAGCTAAATAAGGAACTTGGTACCAATTATCTCCATCTGATTCTTCGACTGAAACTATGTCAATAACGTTAGTGTCTGGCAATACAACTTTATCATATGCAACAGGTGCATTAAATGTAAAGGTCGACGTTCTTACTGTTCCAGATACAGCACGTACCGTCTTCTTAGCTAAATAATATACAGGTGCATTAGTAGCATCATTAGTTTCATATATTGTGATTTCAGTTGGATCAAATGATGAAGAAAACCCAAAATCTACTGAGTCTAATGTTCTGAAAATAGCATCGCCCGATGCTTGTTTAATTTGCATTCCAGAACGTATTGTTAACGCATATCTAAAATCTGGGGCAACTCCATCCCCAGACCCCGAAGCCGGAAGTAGTTGAAATACATCAATATTGGTATATGCTGGCGTTGAAGCTTTTACATTGTATCCTAATGATCTAGCAATGTCAAATACATTGCCTTCTTCTTGTGCATGTTGTAAAAATGACTCTTTAAGATTAGTATCAGTATAATATGATAAAACATCACCAACATATGATGCTAATTCTAAAAACAACATTCCAGGCGATGACTCATTAAAATCTCGATAGGTATCTGGAAAATATTGTTTGGTAAAATCAATTAGATTTTTTCTGAATTGACCAAAATCTTTTCCTAAATATGTTACATCTTTTTTTATTTCAGTCGCCATTTTATTCCTCTGCTACTTCAAAGTCGCCATTTTCATTTGCAAAAACAGCAATAGTTAATTCAGAACCCGTAGGTTTTACTAGAAATGATATTGATACATTAACCTGATGTACTAACGTTGCATCACTTTGGCCTGTTGTAACATCTATATTAGTAATTTGTATGTATGGTAACCAAAATGAAACTGCTTCTTTAATAGTATCTTGTATTGCCTGAATTAATTCATCTGTATTTGGTTCAAATATTAAATTTAACAAACCAGATCCAAATGTCGGTAAATTATATCGTTCACCCTTACGGGTTAGCAATAAATTCTTTAGATTAGAAACTGCCTGTTCATCTGTAGTAAATGATTGTGTGAATAGTTTGTCTTTAGCAAATTGTGTTTTAACTGCAATTGGCGAATCATCTCTACGAAACGACTCTCTAGACTCTATTCTAAAACCCATTTACCTATCCTTTACCTTTTTTCTTATCCATTGCTTTCATTAACGCCGAATAATCACGTGTCATTGCTTTTGCTACAACTGGATCTACTTGCAAGGATTTGCCAGTTTCAGGATCATCCATTACAGAAGGGGTTTCAATGCCCATCATTTGTGCACGCATTTTTTCACGTACTGCACCAAAGCCTTGTGCGTCAGCTGACGTCATTGTAATGTTTTCATTTAATGGCTGATTCATCATCGCACCATATGGCGATTGTTCTCGCAACGAATCTGTTTCGTTAAGAATGTCTGAAAATTTATTTTTTTTAAATTCAATTTTCTTTTTCTTTGATTTTACAATTTGTGGCGCTGGAGTTGCTGTTTCTCTAAGCGACATTTCGTTGATTGTTGATTGTAACCCTTCTTGCAAGATTTCAGAAAGTTCTTCTTTAATAACAGAACGAACTTCTTCTCTTACCACTTTTTTTAAAACTTTAACTAATGTTTTTGAATCCATAGTTTCTTCTTTTTTAATAAATATTTACACTGTAATTTTATTCAAAATTTATTCCATCCGCCCATTCTGTTCTTGTAGGCTTTGGGCCATATATCAATTTATTTTGTAAATCAATATAATAATCACCTGGTTTACCAAGATCTGAACCTGGTGCCCCATTGTCAGAATATACTTTACTTGGAGCTTCTTCTAATGATTGTAATAAATCTTTTTGTTGTTTAAGCATATTATCTAATTCAGAAATGTCTAGAAGATCTGATACACTATCAGATGATGTATTTAAATTATCAATATTAAATTCTATTCCATTTTGATCACATACAGTTGCTAAACGTTGTGCTATATCTGTTAGTGTCGGTCCCAATCCTAATATTGCATTTTCAATCAACCCCGGAATATTTCGAAATTGTTGTACTGCAATTAACGCATTTGCAATAGTCATGTTTTGTACAATTACCAATTCTGCAGCAATAACAGCTGGAGCAGTTACTGGGTTAAGAAGTTGCGCAGCTTTCACAGCTTGGGCAACTCCAATCACGGTTTGTACTGTGTTAGTAATACGCTGGATTGTAGGTATTAAATCACGAATTCTATTGATTAAATCATTCAAATTATCAAATGCTTCGATAGCTGCTTGAACTCTCGGATCATCGCAATCAACTTGATCAGGCAATGAAGAACGTTCAATAGCATCGATTGCTTGTTCTTGTAGATTGTTAATTTGATTGCTTATTAATTCCATGATTGCAGTTACTGCTTGTGCTGGCACTGCTGGTATTTTATCTAATGGAGGACTTACTGGCATAACTTATTCCTTGTCTATTTTAAATTTAGTACTCTTCATTGAATTTAATAATCCTTCTGCTGTAGCTAGAGCGCCTTCGCCTGGTACTGGTGTTGAATATGCACCAGCTGGGCCGATGACGCCTGCTCTAATTGCAGAAATTATTGCTTTCAATACTTGTTCTAATACATCACCTTTTACTAATGGCGAAGCGGCTCCTTCACTACCCAATAGTATTTCATCGGCATTCATTGATATTCTTTTAGATGCATCTAATACAATTGTTCCAGTTTTAGCTTGTAATACTACTTTATCAGCTGAGCCAATGAGTTGTGACCCACTGAACCCATTCGAGCGTGTTAATTCTTTAGAAAGTTGTATTGTTTTTATTTCTTGATTAGGTGATGTTAAATATATTGAAGAATAATCATCATTAACATTTTCTAATGTAAATTTTTTAGGTGTACCTGGTTTTCTATTTGATAAAATTATAATAGGGCTACCAGCTGGTCCACTAAAGGCAGAAGATTGAGCCTGACTGTATTTACCCGTGCCAGTATGAGTACTTCCAAATCGAATAGAATTTCCAAAACGTCCTTCTATTAATAGATCACCTTCGAATGGTTGTAAGAATGGAATATCACTTCTTTCTTGAAAGGTATCACCTAACGCCGTTTGCTGTGAAGTGTTGGCGTCTTGAGTAGATTTTGGAACAGAAGAATCAATATCTGTTTTTTGTTGTTGTGACTTCTTAGTTGTTCCTGGCAAAGAATTATGATGAATTGACGATTGTAAAGGTAATGTATTTAGATAATACCATCTTATTCGTACTTTATTATCGTTTGATTCAGCATTTAAACTTCTATATATAAAAACGTGTTCTCCAACTAATGGTATTTGTTTAATATTAATACTAGCCGGCTGGCAATATAAACGTTGGCTGTTATAATCATTATATGTTTTAACTAAAACTGAATACAGATTGTTAGAATTAGAGTCTTGATATGTTTCTTCATATACTTCAACAACTTCCCCTATGAAAAATTCAATTTTAGTCTTTGTCATGATTCTGACTCACCTTCTCTTTAACTTCAGCAATTTTTTGTTTAAGAACTCGATCTTCATTTTCAAGACGTTCTACTTCTTCCGTTAATTCATTTTCAAATGTTTCATTTGCTACCGCAAGAAGTTGTTTTTTCTCGTCTTCTGAAAGCAATGAACCTTCCCCGGCAATAGTTTGTTTCGTAGAAATAAATCTTTGAACTATTGCAGTTAATTTAACAAGATGGTCATCATTTTTAACTGCAATATCTAAATATTCTTTAATTAATGGAACTACAATTGTAGCGTCAGATGTAGTTCTAATTAGTGGTTGTAACTGAGATATAAGTTGATTGATCTGGCGATCTTTTTTCTTACTATTATGATATACGTCAGACATCAGGTCAGAAAATGATACCCCTTTAAATAATTCTTCCGTATTTTCCATGAAACCGTCCTTTAAAATAAATATTAGAACGGCAGAATCATGAAATTATTAGTTTCATATTCTTTGAATTTGTCTTGATATATTTGTTTTAATACTTTTACAACTCTAGTAATGTTGTTAGTTTCTAAACCAGTACGTTCTCTTATAAAGATATAAAGAGCCTTTTTATTGAATTGCTCAATGTTTTCTCGATTTTCAAATAAGTGTAATACAGAGTCAGCAACATGGATATCGGCTGAATTTGAAAATATATGATTTAGATTATCGTAACAATAATCTACATATGCATTCATGAAATACTCAATTGTTTCAGACATTTCGTCATTATGCATTTCTATCAACACGTTGCGTTCTTCATCTACATTGAGTGGTTCTAGATTACTTTTAAGTTTTGCATAACCTTTTTGATTCTCAGCAATTAAATAGTTAAATGCAGTTCTTGTATAATATGAATATGCTTTCCCAGCATTTGGATTAAACTTACTTAGACGTTCTGTAAGATATGTTACTAGATCTGTCTGAAGGTCCTGAAATGATGAATCAATATAATCCGGCTTCATCTTGTTGATTAAATTTTCTGCCATTTTCATTAGTGCAGGAAATAAAAATCTTCTATATATGCGTTCCCGAAGCACAGGCTCTGGCTCAGAAAGATTATACGCAGTAACGGCAAGTTCTGTTATCTGAGTCCAATATCTATTACTCTTCTTCTTTTTTCGGCCCATTTGCTTCCTCATATAAATCGTCTATAACTTGTTTTAATAAAGCAAATGTTGTTCCAGCTTCGTCGTCTGATTCAAATGCTCCTTTAGAATCTATGCGTTGCATTTCGTCATATGATTTTTGCACTCTATCTAACAACATTGCGTATGTAAATTCTAATTGTTCTAAATATTCTCTGTCGTCAGCAACTACTCCTGCTAGGATGTAAGCACGATACCCAAAATATCCAGCAGCAGCTGCTAATAATATACTAGAAATAAGTAAAAATATATTCATATTTAATCTCCAAATGAACTAAAGATATCAGCAATACCCTTTCCTGACTCAGGATTATTTTCAGCTAAATTCTTTACAGCCGTTGTTTTAGTTGCTTTAGCTTTTGGGGCTGACACTTTAGGTGTTTCGTTCTGTGAATTTCTCCATGTTTCATATTCAATTTGAGCTGCCATATGATCTGCATGATGAAGAATTAACGGTAAATTTGTTTTTAATTTTGCTTTTGCTGTCCTTGCAACAAAGTATGGTTTGTTACCATCATCATACATACCATCGTGAATTTTGATAGCTTGGTATTCATTCCATGACATATCAACATCGTATTGATGAAGCAAATAAATTGAAAGGTCTGGTACCATAGTGAAAGGAATATTTTCGTTATGTTTATACATCCGTCCCATATTCTTTCGATGCCAATCAGATGTTTCAACTTGGTATACTTCATTACCTTCGCCCGGAAATCCTGCTTTGCCTAAATCATGATGCATTGCTGCAAACATCAATTCTTCGAAAGTATAACCAGACATATCAGCACCCGCGCCTTTCCACATATTATATTGTAACTCTGCACAACGCATTACATTTAAAACGTGTGCAACATAGCCACCGGCAAATGCATTATGATAATGAGCAACTGATGATGCTGGCATCATAGCCATTCTATTTTCATACTCGTCATACATTTTGTTGAGCGAGTCTTTTCGTGTAGGAAATAGTTCATTTACTCTAGAACGATATGTTTCCCAATTTTGCTTGATTGTCTCTGCGGATAGATTCATTCGTAACTGTTTTTATTTATAATATAATGAAAAAAAGTTATCTAACAAAGATAACACTTCTTTCTTTTTCACCCATTTCTGAAATTTCTTGTAAAGAATATCCTTCAGTATATAAATGTGTACACTCCCAGCACATTACTGATTTTGCTGAAGAATCAACACGTTCTACTTTGTTTGAACATAATTTACATTTCATGGTAACATAACCATCTGATCGTAACTTCTTTTTTGCCATAACTTATGATATAATTTTAGGTCTATTTGTTTTTTTCTTTTCTTGATATAATTCTTCCTGTTCAGCTTGTTTTCGAAGCCATTCAATATCGTCGACTTCAAATTCTTCTGCTGCTAACGTGTCATCCAAACCATCATTCAACGTTGAATCCCAATCATCATACAATCCATCTTCTTCATCTGCACGCATCATTTCAATGATAGCTTCACGTTGCTTTTGTTTTTCTGCTGCTTGTTTCAAATTATCATTTGGTTCTGGTGGATTGTCATTGGTATCTATGATTGTTTTTACGTCTTGTTCAGTCATATCTGTTTTTTTATTTGCAATTTGTGCTGCAATTAGTAAGGTTACTGCTAACGGGTCGAATACAAAAATAAAAATAAGAATGAACCAATTCACAACCTGGTTCATTGGTTTATCTGTTATTTCAGCAACATATCGCAACGGACCTAATTCTGCAGCAACATCATTATTTGATTCTATATCCAATACTTGCAAATCTAAACTAGTAATTGAATCAGTTAAAGATTCTATTTTTAAATTTACTGTATTTCTCTGTTGTTTAGAATCATCAAGTTGCCTTTCTAAAACTCTACGAGTAGAAGAGGATGTTGTTGTTATAATCTCCCCCGTTTCTTGATCTCGATATTGAATTACATTGTTAGATAAACCTTTAGATAATTCTGATATTGATTCGCTCAATTGTTTCTTTTCTTCAGAATATTCATCTAATTGTGTTTGAAATCTTTCACGCTTCAACTCAATTACATCTACTTGTTTGTCTAATACTGTAAGTTGATCGGCCGTTGTTTGATATGCTGATACTAAGAATCCATATATACCTATAGATGTAATAAACATCAACACAAATACTGCAGTAACAAGATAGGTTTTTAATAAAAATCCTATGCGTTTCCAATATTGATGAAGATATGATGCAGTAATAAGTTTAGATACTTCTAAAGTACCAGCCATTATGACAACAGCTAATGCCTGAGCTGAAAATAGTTTGCTTAATCCGAATACACTGTAATAGGCAGCGCTGCCGGCTAATGCAAATGCTGAAGCGTATACAATGTATGGAAAAACATTTTTCACTATTCTCTATCTAAATAATACTTTGCTGATTCTAATTTTCTATAAGCAGCAGTTAAATTTGTTAGTATTGCATTTTTGTCTGCATGACCTGCTGCAATAGACTTTCCTGCACTTTTAATAATTTCCATAGCGTCTACCATGTCATCAGAAATTTTTGCTTTAAAACGATAATGTGCCATAACTTTCCTTTTGTATAAATATTAATCTTGTAAAATCTGTGGTGTTTCGTACAACCCAATTTGCAACAATGACTGTTCTTTTGCTTTAGCTTCAACCTCAATGTCTAAATCATCAACATCATAAGTATTAGGTAATTCTAAGATATAATCACTATGTGCCTGTTCTTTGATCTTGCTGAATTCTTTGTATAACTTTTCAAATGTCGGCCATTCTTCTAATTTGTCAAATGGAATATTGTGTTGTTCACAAATCAATTCTAACTTCTTTTGGTATTCTTTGCGACGAGATTCAGAATAATGGGTACATTGGGTAACGCCATGAACCTCATATGTTTCTCGAGCCATATAGAAAGCTTCTTCTTCAGACAAATCACCGGTATTGAATTTGTGATGCCAATAATCAAAAGTAACCGGAGTGCCTGTCTGCTTATGTACCATTTCATAAAGATCTCGTACAGAATACATTGAAGCCTTGTCGTCATTCTCTACAACTAAGCGAGCTTTAAGACGATCTGACAAGCGATCAAAATTACGAAGCCATCTGGCAATCGTATTAGGCTTATCGCCATAAGTAGCACCTATATGAATATTGATAAGGTTATCAGGAGTAGCATCATCATAACCTAGCAAATCAAACATCTCTGAATGTCGTTCGAGACTAACAATTGTATTGTCTACTACAACCGGATCTGGAGAACCTAATATGTTGAACGGCCCAGGATGTGTAGTGAGTCGATGACCATGTTCACGAGCATAATCACCCGCTTCACGAAGTATGTCTGCAATAAGATCAATTTCAGGTAAATCTTCTAGTTTGTAATGATTCCAACGAGGAAATATCTCAGAGCCAATTCGAAACAATCGAATGCCTCTCTCTTCATTCCACTGAAGTATAGGAAGCAAATCCATTGCATTTTCTAAAGATATATCAGAAGCAAGTTGCAAACCACCCTCTTCAAATTTTCGTTGAATCATCGTACGACCCGTACGAATCTTTTGCTTGCCCAACTCCATGTTGATGCAACAATACCCATATCTAACCATAATGTTTCTTTTTTATAATATAAGAAAAATTATGTAAACTTCCTAAGAAAATCTTTTTGTTTTTGTACTGCCTCGTCTAGTTTAGAATAGCTTTTTCTTCTTCTAGTTGTAGTTCCCTTACTGTTTGCTGTATTGCTAGACTTATCATCATTTTTTGTGCGGTGTTTGGTGGCTCTTTTAGGTTGTGATACCTCATTGTTAGTTGCCTTAACATTTCCTCCCCGAACTTTATTTTTGCTTGACTGAGTTCTTTTTGTCCTTGTGCTGTCTTGAGATACTGTTCTAGACTCAAATCTTCTTCGAATTTCATCTTGTCCGAATTCTTGTGTCTGTTCATAGAAGATATATCCAGCGGTACCAGATCGCCATGTTTTGATTTGAACGCCGCACGGATAGCGATGCTTTTTTCCTTGAACCATGTACGTAGTCGTTCCGCTACTCTGATAAATTCGTATAACATGCCCATATTCTTTTTGTCCTAGCCAATCAAAATAAACATAATCGCCGACTTTGTAAAGTTCTCGTTTAAATTTATTTTGAATTGAAGTTGGTATCTTTTGTTTCGCCATCCCATTGAATTTTATAAATACGTTCAATTAACTCAACCAAAGGACTATCAGAGTAAATCGTACTATTAATTGTTTCTATACACGTACTACTGCCATTTGGAGTATCATATAAATCTACAATATGATTAATATTCACATAATGCGTTACGCCAGCCTTTGTAGATACACGTAAAAAATTATTCTGCATCTTGTTGTGGTATTTCTTGCTCGCCCATTTTCTTCATGAAGTCCATGAATTGGGTGAAACGTTCTCTGCCAAACCGTTTATACATTTTTAAAAATTGCTTGTTAGCTTTTTGTCGTTTTTTATAATCTTCACGACTTTCATCCTCATATCGTGCTGCGTGAAAGAATGAATCATCAAATACACTTTTAACTTCGGTTTTGTTTTCTGTGTTTGCCATAACTATAACTTTTATATAATATAAGATAAAAAATGGGAAGATCCAATCAAGAATCTTCCCATGGTGTGAATTCTATAATTTCTGCTTCTTCTATTTCTGATACAAACCAAAAGTAACCATCTTTTCTAAGTACTGTATCAGACCCCGTAACTTCTTTCCACGCTTCTAAAATAGGACTATAAGATTCGCGGATTTTTCTTTTTACTTGATATAACTTGTTTTGAAACTCAACTATAGGATAACAGAGCATAGGAAGGTCTTTTACTGCGTTTACTTAATTTTTAATTGTTTTGGTGCTCTAGACTCAGCAAACGGAACTTCCACTGTAAGAAGCCCTTTATCCATAGTAGCCGAAGCCTTATGTAAGTCTAAGTCAGAAGAAATTTTCCAAGCCAAGTCAAAAGACCTACGTGCTATGCCTCGATGAATATAAATTTCATCATCCTGTTTAGCATCAGGCTTGTATGCTACTCGAAGTGTTTCTCCTTCTGTAGTAATAGTAACATCCGTTTTTTCTAAGCCTACTGCGGCTATTTCAAAACGAACGCCTTCTGTTGTTCTAACGATGTCTACTGGATAACCTATTTTACTTTCACGAACTGAAGTATAAGGTCGTTGATCAAAGAAATTTTTGAATACTAAATCTAAATCATTTAGCATTCGCTCATTAATTAGTGTCATAATTAAACCTCCTGTGTTTATGCGGTTGCATTAGCTAACCGTTGTTGTTAATAAAAAAGACCTTCCGTGTCTCTTATATAAATATGTTAATTCCAACAAAGTGGATCTACTTGACTCACAATACGAAATACTCTAAGATATTTTGTAATTTTATCCTGCTTAAACATTTTTTCTGTATCTTCATCTCTTAACAGAATAAAACCATTTTCTATGAAACGATTCCTGATAATACGTAATGCTTTTAGACTATTAGACTCAATCAAAATATTTTGATCGTCTATCATCACATCAACATGATAATTGTCTCCTATATCAAATTCTTCAATATTGGGTGAATCTTCAGGAATAAATTCAGCATCTTCTAATTCACTGAAAAAATCTCTCAAATTTAAATTAGGATTTTGCTTTTTTGCTCGTTCTAAATCATATAATTCAAACAAATAATGAACTCGTTCACTCGGCGGTAACCCGATGACATATTCGAGCTCAGCATTCGGTACATGTATATTTTCAAACAGATTCATACAATACGTTTGTTTTGAATTATATTTTGATATACCGTCCACGCAAGATACAATGGATCATCTGTTAATTCAGACATTTTAGTTTGCATGAAATATGATTTTAAACTTTCAAATAATTCTTCATTTGAATTACTTTTGTTTATCATGTTTTGTATTTCTAATATGTCGTCGTCTGTCAGCATATCACTTTATTATAAATATAATCCTAGCTGATATCCTTTCGGAATGATTTCAGCTGCCGTTTCTAAAGTTTCAGCAACTTTTCGTATCTCTAACTGCGATAACACAAAGTCTTTGTTCATAATCGAAACTTCAAATTTTCGACTTTTATCTTTTCTGTATGGGTACAATGAATCTAGAACATTGAATAACTTGGTAGCTTCAGATATTACATTTTTAAACTTCATTGGAATTTTTGCATTTCCAACATACAATGTTCCAACTTTTGTATTCATTGGATCATTTTTAAATTGAGATTCGTAAATGTTTTGCATTACGAAATCTGTATTTGCCCATGTTTTGCCGTATCTCTGTATTGCTTTTTCTGGGATACCCCATGGGTGATTAACACTTCCTGTCATTTTTTTTTAGTATTTATAAATTGTTACTGTATAGATTGAATTTGAATAATTGTGTTTTACGGTTACTAATTGATATTTTTCAATCAGCATATCTAATATAAGACCAGGATGTACATAGAAATGCCCATCATGTATTTCGTTGTTGATAGGAGATAATAAATTGAAAGATACTGCAGTAGACGCAGAGTTATACATCTTATCAACGGCATCTAACAAATAATTAAGATCTTCATCTTCTCGTTCGTGTCGTCTTTGAAAGAAAAATGCATTTGCAACTACCCAACTTTTTCGAGGTAGTTCATTCATATCATCAAAATTGCGATTGTCTAAACTAACGCCCCATTTTTCTGCAGCTGCATCTACTAACAACGGACTTTGTTCAAACCCGTAATAACTAGGTTCTACGCCATAAAAGTCTTTGATAAATCCATAAAGATCAGCACGTCCGGCACCCACATCTGTAATAGTATCTGATGTAGGGCTGTATCCGAACAATAAATTTAAAAATAAATTCATTTGTTCTGAAGTAGATTCAAATCCAACTGCTTTAGGCGAATTTTTCATGAAATCCGGATCTGCAGGTGGTAATGCATCTGCTTTAATTGTCTCTTCATCTAATTGCCCGGACAATATAGATAATATTTTTTCTCGTAATTTATCTAGCATAATGTATACGTTTTGCTATTCGTTCTTTATTTTGATTCTTAGCTGTTTGGCTCCACATCTTTTTTAACGGATGTGTACGATTAATATGCTGCTCATGCTTAGCAACAGTAACTGCCTGTTCCCATGCAGCTTCCTCTGTATCCGAATTATCCAATAAAAATATGTCATTGAGATTAATGTCGTTCCACACAATGTGCCAACCCACATCATTAACTGCATAAGCGCCAGGATACCTTTTACGTACCCTGCGCTGCAGTTTTTCAATGTTTGATAATTTCAAATTTGCCATGTTAGAAACTTCTAGGGCCTGATGATGTTTCATTGTATGCAGGAATCAACCATTGTTCTACCATATATGTATAGTCTGGTAGTGTTGATTCAATTTCACCAGTTGAAACCAATCGCTTAGTTAGATTATCATCTATATAAGCCTGTTTAGATACTGCACCTCTTGGAACTGCAGCAATGATCGATCTTGTTTCAAGCAAAACATCATAAAGTGTCTTTTTATTGGCATTGGACTTGCCAACAATCATTGCAACCTGATAACGGTCTTTATTGAATACAATTACTGTATCTCCTTCTGTGTATCCAGTCATTAGTCAATGATTTTTACGATCTTACTCTGATTAACTCCTTTTACTTCAAAATCGAAGCTGTAACCTTCGAAGTCTTTTACTACCTTTGCTTCTGCTTCCGTCACTGACATTGCATCAATCAGATAGGTTTCGGTTACTTTCTTTTCTTTTTGTCCTTTTGGGGTGTCAACGACATCAACCCATTGTACTCGTGCTGTGTAATACGCCATAACTTTAATTTAATTTATTTTACTTATTATACTGATTATTTATTGAGATTCCAACCATTAATAGAAGGTTTGAACTGCAAAGACTTTGTACATTGACACGCTGCCAGAAATATTGTAGAATCTAAGTGATAGACCAAATCCAAACTTTGTGTAATTACCCAACATGTTTGCTCGATGACCTGGAGACCGTTCCCATTGTTCTACTAACTCTTTAGCAAGTTCCCTTTCATTGGCAGATAACGGCCCATTGAGAGAATCTGCATAACAATAATTCATTGCACAATTCTCGCCTACGGACAACATTTTGCACCTAACTGATGGTGTCTTGCCTGTATAATATTTAGAGTTACTTTCAGTTTCAATGTGAGCAAATTCATCATGACAGGCTAAATACAATGAATGATTAAATGCTCCAACATTCAATGATGAATCATATTGTAAAGGTTGTCTTCTATTTTTCACTCTAAATTCATTTACGTATTTCAACATGTAAAATCTTAATGAGTCTTGAGTCAAATTACATTCTGTTAAATCTGATGCTTGATATTGTTGAGCAGATACAGATAATGAAAATAATACAAATAATCCTACAAATAACTTTTTCATCTCTTTTAATTTATACTATAATATAAGAAAAAAAGATGTAGAATCCAAATATTATTTTCTAGTTTGATCTTTTATTTGATCTAATTCATCTCTACTTACTTGCTGAAAGAAGTTTACTATTTGACGTTCATCATAAATAAACCAAGCATGTTTGCCTGTCGTGTCTTCTAATCTTATTTTAGTTTTAGGATTAATTGTACTCTGAGTAGCACCATATTTTTTAAGTAAATCTACTAATGGCTTAGATCTAGGAGACTTAGGAGATATAACCGATCCATATATTGCTGTAGAATACGAGTCTCTCATTTTTCCAGTTAAATTATCTCTCATCCATTGATATGAATCTAGATATTGTAATTCATTGCCTTCGGCTGTGCTAAGCGTTTTGATATTTTTATCTACATAACCTAAAATTTCATTTACAGGCGTAGCTTCATAATTTTTTAAATTTTCCATGCAGAAAAATGAAATCGCAGAATCACTAAATCCTAACGCAATTCTATGTAGCGGTGTCTCCGTAATTTGAATAGGCGGATCTGTCTTGATCACAGCTCGTACATATTGTTCTTGTTTATATTTGTCATCACCCGGGTCATCTGTCCCACGAACATATTCGGTAGTACCAATTTTAGTTACTACATTAATCTGATTAACATATTCTGGCAATTGTTTAGCTAACTGTTTTTTAACAGCTTCAGCACGTTTTTGAGCTAACTCGTTCGGCTTATATTGTGTACTAGGAACTCGAGACTCGCTTGATTCAATTGTTATGCCCGCGATCTTATAATTTTGCCTAACTAAAGCTTTAACTCGTGATACTACTCGATCTATATTTTTCTGCTGTTCTGGCGGCAACACGGATTGGCCAGACTCAAAGTTAAAATTAACCGGCTCATATGATTGATCTCCTTGTTCTTTCAACAATCCAGCTTCACGCAATATGCTTTTCAATTTAATCATGTTATTTTCCTACTATTCGTTGCAAACGATTCTGCGATTTATAATAAATATAACTACGATATATCTGCGTAGGCGTTAAACCAAAGTTATGTGCTAAATTGTCAAGTATGTCAGCAACAAGATGTTCTCTTTCTAAATTGTTATGCACCTTTTTAGACAGTATGCGAATAATTTGTTCTAGATACCGTAAATATCCTTTTGGAAGTCGTTTTAATGTTCTCGATGACTTTGCGTATACCTTAGCTTCGTTCTTTTTTTTAGAAGCCATGACCTTTTTTGCTACATTAACTGTTTCTGTAAGAACGTCCCCATAATTAGCCACCCACTCGGTAGGCCCAGCCTCAGGAACTTCAGCGCCTGTTTCTTCCGGGGCTTCTGCACCACCTTCTGCTCCGGCTGCTGCAGTATCATCGCCGCCCATACCTTTGAATGGCATCACATCATCTAGCTTGATATTGAGCTTTATGGTGTAATCTTCATTGCGTCCGTAGCCGCCATATGGTGTAATACTTACAATTTTATTTTTTATGAGGTTATCAAGCACTGGACGTGTTAAATTTAATGTCGACCCTGCTCGTGTAATGAACTCTTCGAAGCCAATATCAGTTTTTGAATAAAGAATGCCTAAATATTGACTTCCTTTCTCTGCAAATTTGCCTAAGAATGCTTGTTCTTCTGCAGAAAATGGTGAAGTATCCACCTCTTCTGCCTGTTCAGCAACAATTCTTTGCAATTCTTCTTGAACTATTTTACGTACATCCATTTATTTGTCTCTTGTTTCGGATAAATTTGTATGTCTGTAATTACTTGCAAGTTTTTTAAGGTGTGTTGCTGCCTTTCTTGCTCTTGCACCTGCCGCTTTGATGTTTTTTTCGTAAAATCTTGTGTGATCTTTCTCAAATGCATCCCAGGTTTGCTTCATTTCATCGTAAATTTCTTGCGATGTCATATAACATTATCCTTTTATTTAATAATAAATATCAGAAATGTTACTTTGCCATGTTTTTCAAAGTTTCTGCTTGAACAGCAGCTATGGCCTTGCGATCAGATGCCGTTAATTTGTCTTGCGGAACGTATCGATACCCGATTCCTACATGGTCAATTACTGTATTTTCATTGATTCCATGAACTTTGAGATCGACTAACTTGTCAATATTGTCAGATGTCTTGCCTCTCATTATTTTTATGAGCTTCTTTTTGCTTCTCTGAGTGCGTCGATAAGTGATTACGAGCGGTAATCTTAGATATGATCCTTTTGTTGCCATAATGTAACTTTTTGACCTGGTATTATTTTATGTATGAATACTGTATTTGCTGGTAATTCAACAACTGCATCTCCAAACCCAACATAAGACTCACCCGAATTCGGTACACAGTTTGGATAAATCTTGATAATTTTGCCATTATTAACAAAAACGATATCCATTGGTACTATACAATTCTGTGTATGAAAAGAATGCATTCTTGGTGTCATTGCAAAATACATAGAATCACTACCATTCCATGTACGTCCTTGCATTCCTTGGGCATGTTGCCATTCAGTACGTTGAATTTCTGTGCTGAATTTGTTTGTTCCTATTATTACGTAATTCATATATTATAAATACTGTGCAATTAAATTTACAAGTTTGTATCCTGCGAATGCTCCCAATGCAGTTGGTACAGGAAATACAATAAATTTGCCTAATGATGTAACATATTTAGGTCGATTCACAACTTTACCAACAAAGAAGTAATACGACATATATGCAATCAATACAGCAATATCAATTCCTAATGTAATAAACACTACAATGATCGACCCCAAGAACCCATACACGAAGTTCTCGATAGCAGCTTCGCGAATTTCTCGTTTAGGAGTTTCTCTATACTCCTTTCCAATTTTTTTTATACTCATACTAATCCCACCATCTTTCAATGTTTTGTTCCATAATTTTAAAGAGTAACTTTCTGGCTCTATCGTGATTGATATGAGCGATATTACTTGCGATTCTTTGCTTATCATCCGTACCATCTAATTTAAAAATACCTTCACCATTTATTACTCTCTTATAGATTCGAGGATATTTCGCAAAATAGTCATCGAAGTTTTCTTCTAACTCACGAGACTCCCAAGTTGAATAACCTTCTTTGTCTGGAACAGGCTCGAACCAATTCTTGGTCTTGTGATAGTCCATGTATTCAGAACTATAAAACTCATCTTGAACCTTTTCGATTAGTCGAACACAAGTCATCATTACCTCAGCATCTCGTTTTGCGTTTTGGTGAATATCTCTACCACCAATGTATTCTGATTGAGCTTTGAGTTTATGTGAAAGAATATCAAAAATATATTGGTGGTCCCAATTTCTATCTTTCCAAATTACAGGCAACCAATACCAAAGATTTTTAATACCTCTAATAAATTCTTTGATTAAATATCGACCATTATGTTCCCACCAAAGTGAGATGTAGTCTATCTTTCTTCTTAACCAAGAACGAGATTCTCTCTCTTCTGCCCATTGTTCAAATATGTCTTTTTCTGGTTCCATTACTGTATAAGTTCATCTAAATTAATACCATGTTCATCCATTAGTTTGTAAATCTCACTAAATGTT